CAAAAGGAGAAGATTTCTCCGAAGGAGAAGATTTAGATGGCGAATTCTCCGAAGATTTACCCGCAGGGGAAGATTTACCAGAAAATGAAGGAGTTTGAGTGGTTAGACAGAGTATTAATTATATCGCCTGTACTCTATGCGTTATGTCTAACACAGGAAGCCTTTACTAAAGAACTAAAGAGATTAAAGATCAAGGTTTCTCAAGAGGACTCCTTATTCTTAATAAAGGGTGCAAGAGCTACAACGCATACCTTTGCAATGGATAATGACGCAGTAGTCTGTATTGTATGTATGCCTATTGATCTAGCCCTTAGTGAGGTAGAGGTGTATGCTACTTTGACACACGAAGCTGTCCATGTTTGGCAAGAGATCAAACAAGTATTAGGTGAAGAAAAGCCTGGCATAGAACAAGAGGCGTATAGTATTGAGAGTATAGCGTATCGCTTAATGCACTCTTACTATAAAAACAATAAAAAACTAAAAGGTAAAGGATGAGTTCTCAAAGTATTTATAAACACCTTAAGAAAGAACCATTACTAGACGATAACCTGATTGTAGCATTAATGGCTAATATAGCTATTGAGACAGGTTACACCTTTGATTATAAGACCGTACAGCGTGGAGAGCGTAGTGATCCTGCTTATGGTTTATTCCAGTTAGACCCCCGTGGTGGCCTATATGATTTATATATAGACTACCTAGATTACTCCAAGAGTGATGATTCTGCCGAATCGCAACTTAATATGATGGTGGATATACTCTTGAGGCAGTGGGACAAGGGGGTCACCCATGTTGGTCACGGAAACGTCAATAAAGTGCTTGCTGCTGCCGAAAAGAGTGCAGAGGAGGCAACAAGGGCTTTCTGTGACCACATTTTAAGACCTGGTAAGCCGCATATGGAAAGAAGGCTTGCTGCGATAGTAGGTGTTAACAAGGCAATCAGTACCAGCAATGACATCGCTTAATGTATCGCTGTTAGACTGGCAAAAGGAAGTATGGGCAGACCCTTCTAGGTTTCAGGTCATAGCTGCTGGAAGGCGTACAGGTAAGTCCAGACTAGCCGCATGGAAGCTCATAGTTAAGGCATTACAAGCCACTAGCGGTACAGTGTTCTATGTTAGCCCTACACAGGGGCAAGCTAGGGACATTATGTGGAAGCTACTGTTAGAGCTTGGTGCGCCTGTTATTAAGAACTCTCACGTTAACAACCTTGAGATTACCTTAGTCAACGGCATCGCCATACGTTTAAAGGGCGCAGATAGACCAGAGACTATGAGGGGTGTATCGCTCTTTTACTTGGTGTTAGACGAGTATGCGGACATTAGACCTGACGTGTGGGAACAGATACTACGTCCTGCCTTAGCTGACTTAAAAGGTGAAGCTATGTTCATTGGTACTCCAATGGGGCGTAACCACTTCTATGATCTGTTTAAGTATGGTGAACTTGCAGAAGATAAAGACTATAAGGCATGGCACTTTACTTCTTACGATAACGAAACCTTAGACCCAAATGAGATAGAAGCTGCTAAGAAGTCCATGTCTAGCTATGCGTTTAGACAAGAGTTCATGGCCTCCTTTGAGAGCATGGGTTCTGAGATATTTAAAGAGGGATGGATTAAATATGGTGAACCTCCTAAAGAGGGTGACTACTACATCACCATCGACCTTGCAGGCTTTGAAGAGATAAACAAGAAGAGATCAAAGAATACTAAACTTGACCAGTCAGCTATTGCCGTTACTAAAGTAAGTGCTGATGGTGACTGGCACATAGAGAACATAATCAAAGGAAGATGGGAGTTAGGAGAGACTGCTGAAAAGATATTCCAAGCAGTACGTGACTACCAACCATTAGCAGTAGGCTTAGAGAAGGGCATAAGCAGACAAGCAGTAATGTCTCCTCTGAGTGATTTAATGCGTAAGAATAATATGTACTTTAATGTACAAGAACTCACCCACGGTAATAAGAAGAAAGCAGATCGTATTATATGGTCGCTGCAAGGACGCTTTGAGAATGGGCGTATTACGCTAGGCAAAGGAGAGTGGGTAGCTGAGTTCCTTGACCAACTCTTTCAGTTCCCTAGCGCGTTAGTACATGATGACTTAGTAGATGCTGTCTCCTATGTAGATCAATTAGCTAAAGTCCCTTATGGCTTAGAAGCATTCTTAAGTACCGATTACACTCCCTTAGACGCTATTTCAGGATACTAATAATGTCAGATTTTAATCTCAAAGAGAAGTTTGAACTAGAAGAATCCCTTGAGAGCTGGGTAATGGAGAAGGTAGACTCTTGGCGGGAGCATTATGACAATAATTATAAAGATAAGCATGATGAGTATTATCGCATCTGGCGTGGCGTGTGGTCTGCTGAAGACAGAACCAGATCATCAGAAAGATCGCGCCTTATATCGCCTGCCACTCAACAAGCAGTAGAGTCCTCTGTATCTGAACTGGAAGAAGCAACCTTTGGTCGTGGTATCTGGTTTGACATTACTGATGATATATCTGATCCTGAGAAGAAAGATGTAGAGTTCCTGCGTAATAAGCTCTATGAGGACTTTAAGAAAACTAAGATACGTAAGTCTATAGCAGAAGCACTCTTGGTAGCTGGTGTATACGGCACTGGGATAGCTGAAGTAATACTTGAAGATATTAAAGAGATGTCACCTGCCACTCAGCCTATTATGGATGGGCAGCTTACGGCAATTGGTGTAAACATCAAAGACCGCACAGTGGTTAAGCTGCGCTCTATCTTGCCACAGAACTTCCTTATTGACCCTGCTGCGTGTAGTGTCGAAGAAGCTCTTGGCTGCGCTATTGACGAACACGTAACACCTCATCTTATTGAGGAACTACAAGAGAAAGGAATCTATAAAAAGATTGCCATTAGAGATGCTGATACTGGTTTTGACCTTGAAGAGGACATTACTATATCTTCTCCTGAGACTAATAAGACCCGTAGAACTACCTACTACGGTAAAGTACCACGTATCTTGCTTGAGAGAGCAAACAGAGAAGAAGGTGACGAAGTAGTATCGCTTACTGGAGAAGAAGAAACAAAGAGCCTGTATGTTGAGGCTATCATTGTCTTAGTCAACGGTGGTGATCTCCTTAAAGCTGAAGAGAACCCTTACATGATGCAAGACCGCCCTATTGTGGCTTTCCCGTGGGACATAGTCCCTGGTAGGTTCTGGGGTCGTGGCATATGTGAAAAAGGCTACAACTCACAGAAGGCTTTAGATGCTGAACTACGCGCTAGACAGGACGCTCTAGCGTTGACAGTACACCCTATGATCGGCATTGACAGTACCCGCATACCTAGAGGCATGGATATGTCCGTGCGCCCAGGAAAGACTATCCTAACCATTGGGCGACCCTCTGAGGTCTTAGAGCCTATACGCTTAGGTGGTGTAGATCAGATTACCTTTGCTCAGGCAGAGTCCTTACAGCGTATGCTACAGATGGCTACAGGGGCTATTGACTCTGCTGGTATTCCTGGAAGTATTAATGGTGAAGCTACTGCCGCAGGTATCTCTATGAGTCTTGGTGCTATCATCAAGCGGCATAAGCGTACTCTTATCAACTTCCAAGAGTCTTTTATCATTCCGTTTATAGAGAAAGCCGCTTGGCGGTATATGCAGTTTGACCCTGAGAGCTATCCAGTAAAAGACTACAAGTTCTCTACCTCTAGTTCTCTAGGCATTATTGCTAGGGAGTATGAAGTAACACAGCTTGTACAGCTCTTACAGACTATGCCTGCTGACTCTCCTTTGTATCCTATCCTTATTCAATCCATTATTGACAATATGTCCTTGTCAAACAGAGAAGAGCTTAAAGAAGCATTGAAACAGGCTCAAGCACCTTCGCCAGAGGCTCAGCAGATGCAGCAGGCTGTACAAGAGTCTCAGATGGCCTTCCAGAAAGCTCAGACAGACGCTTTGACAGGGCAGGCTGCTGAGTCTATGGCTAGAGCGCAGAAGTATGCTGCTGAGATACAGATGATGCCTGAAGAGTTACAGCTTTCTAAGTTAGAATCTATTACCAAGAACCTCCCAGCAGGCAATAAAGATGATAAGGACTTTGAGAAACGGCTACAAGTAGCTGATGTCCTCCTAAGAGAACGAGAAGTATCCGTAAAAGAACGCAAATAAGAGGAATATATGCTTACTTCAACTGAGATAACTAAACTGTTAGCCCAAGTTAATATTGCTTTT